ACACCAACAAAGTCTGCTGCAATGCGAATTGCTACGTTGCTATCGAACCTTGCCATCTTAGCCTTTCTTTATGGTGTTAAAACGGCCACCAGTTTGCCTGTGAAATTCCTGAATAGTTCTATCAACAACACCCAAAATGTTGCCTAATATCTTGCCCTGATCTTCGCCCCATGCTTTGAAGATTAAACGGCCATTCATCTTACGGCGGCCTGATGCGCCTTTGCGTGTCTTTGACTGAGCCTTGTAAATAGGCTCTAAAGCGTCAATAAATTGCTTACCAGCATAAGGGTTTGCAGACTGTGAATACTTGCGTGAAGTATCGCCTCTTTGCGCTTGCTTGCGACCATTAGGGTTCTTACGGCCAGCGGTTTCAATAATGGAACCAACCACTGTGCTATTAACTACCTCAGCTGCGTAGGCAAAGCCTTTGCGATTTGGCTTTGTTGGCTCGGTAGATGCCTCGATACCAGCCTTAATGTCTGCTGAATTGTAAAACGGAAATCTTCCCTTTTTCTCACGGGAGTAAAGCGCCCAAGTAGATAAAGGAGCTTCATTAGGAACTTTACCCTTAGCCTTGCTAACAATAGGCCTTAAAGCGTGAGCCATATAAGCCTCTAAGTTATTAGCAAGGTCTGGAGTAAATTTACGCATAGCGGTGCGAAGTTCAACGGCGCCGTCTAGTTCTGCGCTTAGCATCTTCTACCGCCTTTGCCTTTTCCTTATATACCTGCACTATTGCCTGTAACATCTTCTGATCTAACTCAATAAGATGTTGAGGCGCGACCCCCATTTCTACCGCTAATTTAGCGATGAAATAGGTGAGGGAATCGCGCTCTACCCTAAAGGGTCGCTCTCTAGCACCTCTACTGACTTTAAGGTTTCAATAAAGTCCATGCCGAAAGGTTTAACAGTTTCACCCGAACGTCTAACACATTCCCAAGCTAACCAATAGACATCGCCTTGCTTCTCGTCATCGCGTAGCGCCTTGAAGAAGCCTTTGCCCTTAGTTTGTTCGAACGCGTATTCCACTGCTGGAGTGATTTCGTGTTCTGTTGTAGTTCCGTCTGTTCTGGTTATCTTTAGTTTTGCCATAGCCCTATCTTTCTATTTTTAGAATGTTCCTGTTGTTGCAACAGTTGTTGCACCCTGCACGTTCCAAGTTACAGACTGCATACCGACAGATGCTACATCGCCGTTAATGTCTGTTGTGTTATTTACTAACACATTGAATGTGTAAAGTGGGTTTGTTGCTGAAACTGCTGATGCTGAATCTTGTAGCAACTTAACTTCTACTGTGGTTCCCCATGCAGCTTGTAGAGTTGCAAGAACTTCACCTGCTGCGGTGTCGTTTAGGAAGTCAATAGTTACTGATGATGCTTCTAAGCCCTTAACGAACTTGTGGCCTGTATCGCCCATAGCAGTTACTTCGAGTTCATCGAATGTGCGGTTAAGTGTTACAGAAGTAACGTGGTCGCTAAGATCAACTGAATTTACCTTAACGCCTACCTTGTTGTTTAGGAAAATAGCCATTTATTATTCCTCGTCTTTCTTAGCGGCTGGTTTTGGTGTTGCTTTTTCTGGTGCTGGTATTTGGCCGATCTTGATTAGAAAGGCCGTGTTCTCGTCTAGATCTGCCATTGTTAGCTCCATGATGTGAGAATTGAGATGGACATTTCAGCAGCCAATAAATCACCAGAAGCCAATTCCATTACGCTTGGTTCTGATACTTCATTAACTGCTACATTTAACGAACTAGCTGCTAGCGCGTTAAAAACTCCTGTGATGATTTCTTCTAGCCCTGCTAGGTTACCCTGATTATCTAAAATAGGCACAGTCATTAAAATTCTAAAGTTAGCCATTGGGCTAATTGCATTGTATTGATTATTCTGCATTTCAAGCATTGGGCTATCCCAACCCACAATTACAGAGTTAGGCAAAACTGTTGCTGGCGGAAACGCAAAAGTCTGCCACTTAGAGTTATCTGTAAGCGCAGTTGCTATTGTGGTGCGAAGTGTAGTTATCGCTGGTGTTGGCATCAGCCCACCATTGAGTTAGGGTCGAGCGCGTGAGCGATAAGGCCACGAACGCGAGCTAATAAGCTATTGCCCATTCTGTAAGGAGATGGAGTAAAGTCTGGTGAAGAACCGCCAGTAGATGAAACCTGACGTGCTTGCCAAATATCAACCGCTATCATCAAAGCAGCTTCTTGAACCGCTGCGTCTGTTGTCCAGTCAACGTAAGTATCCGCCGCCACTGTGCCTAGAGGCTGAACTGGGTGATAAGGCGCCGGAGTGTTGTTATTGCCTGTAATTGCGTAGGTAATTGAATATGTGCCTACTGCCGTAATGGTCTTAGAGCCATTGTGCTTAGATCCGTTGCCAGTAATTGTAACTGTCTGGCCAACGTAAAAAATTTCTGTAACTTCTTCTTGGAAGTAAAGTGTGCCTGTGTTTGTGGTATTACTATGGCCAACGTTGTAGTAATTATTTACCCAAAGCATAGGCAGCAAGACATCGTCTGCTGCATCACATACTTGTTGTAAAGTGGCATCTGTGTAGAGTGAGCCAACGCCAAGTGCTGAGCGTAATTCGCTAACTGTTGCTAAACTCATCTCTTTCCTCTCTTATGACCGATGAGGGGCAGTAGGGCTAACTGCCCCTCTCGGATTTAACTGCTCTAGCTATTAAGCTAGGTTGAAGCGGCGAACGCCCTTGCCGCTCTTTGCTACATAGAGTGCTAGGTAGCCGTATAGTGCGATTTCTACTTCGCCTGATGTTAAGACATTAACACGAAGCTGAGTTGTTGGTGATTCCCACGCATACACTGAAGATGGTGCAATCAAGAATGCTGAATCATCTACAACGCCTGATGCTGAGATGTTGTGATCTACAATTAAGTCGGTTCCTAGAACGCCACCGCGAACTGATGAAGAAACGCCAGTTCCTGATGCGTTATAAGTTGCGCCTTGTGCTGAGTAAAGTGCGCGACCTGTGGTGTCTGCGTATCCTGCGATAGCTGCCCACTGGTCAGTTGAAGCAACAAGCTTGTTAGCGAAATCGCCACCTGTTCCCTTGTAAGCTGCTGCACCCTCAGTTGCGATGAATGACTGTAGGCCAGCTGCGGTTGCTGCTACGCCTGTTGCCGCAGTACCAGAAGCAATAAGTTCTGCAATAAGTGCAGCGTCAGTTGCTTTCTCATATGCCTTACGAAGTTCAATCATCATAAGATCCATGAACGCAGGTGATGAACGGTCAATTAGTTCCCATGAAACGCGCTGCAAACCAGCAAATTTATTTACTGTTACTGTGTCGTAAGCAGAAGTCATGCCTGTTTCAGATGGTGCTGCACCCTCGTTTGTATCCGCCACTGTTGGAGCAGTGTTAGGTGTTCCTGCATTTACATACATGCGTGGAACTGTGAAGCTCATGCCTGATTCTGTAAGTGCTGCACGGGTTACCGCATCAAACGCTGGACGGCCAGTGAATGTGTCGGTGATAAAGGTCTGTAGGTGTGGTGCAAGTGTTAGACCTGTATTTGTTGATGTTGAATCGTCAGCAGCGCGAACGATGCGGCGAGCCTCATCATCTCCCATTGCTGCCTTGATGTTTGCAGAAAGATATTCTGCGCCTGTTAGTGGCTTAACGCGATCTTGCGCATAAACCTTTGCAGCGGTTACCTTTGGTGCGGCGGCTTCTACTGATGCTGCCTCTACCTCTGGAGCTGCTGAAACTTCTGGAGTATTCTCCACAGTTTCCTCGCTTTCTTTTGTAGGTGTGGTTGCATCTTCATCAGCAGGTGTTTCTGCTTCTTCTGATGCCGCGACATCGATAACCTGAGCAGACTTAAAGGCTGGCTCTGTTACCAAACTTACTTCAAACAAATTAGCAGCAGTAACGTGCATTACTCCTGCCTTGTTAAATGACTTCTCTACTTCAACGCCAACAGACAAACCGCTCTGTAAGCCCTCGCTTGCCAAAAGCAAAGCATCGGTGCCGCGAGTAGATGAAGAAACTTTGAAAGATGCGTAAATGCCATCTCCGCCCTCTGTGAAATATTGAGCGCGGCCTAGAGGCTCTTTTACGTTGTGCTGATTAAGAAGTTTAATTTTCTTAGGATCTTCTGGAAGTTTAATTGAGCCAGATTCAAACACAACGCGACCTGCGCTGGTGTTGCCGACTTCGCCTGTTCCTAGTGGAACGATTTTGCCAGAGATAGTGCGCTTTTCTGCATCGCAGGTAATATCCGCGCTAAAGGTTAGGATTTTGTTATCCATCAACGAACCTCGTCATTTCCTTGTGGTGTTAGTTCTTCCATTT